GTCTCAGCAACTTGTCGCGATGGGGCAAGTCGTTGAAGCAGTTGGTAGTGCCGTAGGAGAGCTCTACCAGTTGTTTCAATCGCAGACCGCAACTTCGGATTACGGCGCAGCGTATCAAACGCAGCAACCGCAGCCGGAGTTAGAAAATGACTACTGATAAGCCATATCGGATTCAGACATCTGCCGGACACAGGAAATACCTGTGCTCCGGTATTTATATGCCCAGTGTTACCACTGTGCTTTCTGCCACAGAGTCTGAGAAGTCCAAGGCGGGTTTGAGGACTTGGCAGAAAAACAATCCGGGAGCTTTGGAAGAAGCTTCTACACGAGGATCTGCAATTCACCTTGGATGTGAAAACTATCTACGTGGCCTTGACCCTGGAGTACCTGAACAATATCAAGACTTCTGGAACGGTATTACTAAATACCTGGATTGGTTTGATACAATTCATTGGTCAGAACGTCCTCTTCGTCCTGACTGGAACCACCTTAGAAGCGACGATAAGGAAGTTGCGTATGTGTGGAGCACCGAGCATAAATATGCTGGCTGCCCAGACCTTATTGGTGAAATCGGCGGTGTACGAATTATTGCTGATTTTAAAACTAGCAACGCACCTTACTGTTCGACTTTTCCCGATCGTGGTGACCGCATTGGTTTCGGTGGTTATCGGAAATTTACGAAGTGCGCTCAGCAAATGGCGGCATACCGCCTAGCACTGCAGGAGAGGACAGGGTTCCTGTGTGAAGTAGCACTCATCATCGTGTCTACTCCTGAGACAACTCAGGGAATCTTCATTGATGGAGACCAGCTGGCTCTTCATGAATCGCGTTTTCTCAAACGCTGCAAACAGTTCCACGACATAGATAATGAAACTACGGATTGCGGTTCACAAGAGTTGCAAGAACAAGGAGAGTCAGCCAGCTAAAAGTTGGCAGAACATCAACGAGGATCTTGATTGGCTACTCGGCTGGGTCCAGAAGGGCTACGGCTGGTGCGCTACTCACTTCGTTGATCGCCATCGCAAGGCGGACAACGCCAACGGCTCCAACATGGTCGTCATCGACATTGATGGCGACACAACCCTTGCTCGTTTCTGGAGCACTGACACCGCCCGCAAGTGGTGCGCTGCTACCTACACGTCCAGCAGCCATTCGGAGCAGGAACATCGTTTCCGTGCACTGTTTCCACTGCCTAAGACCCTTACCTCAACTGCTGAGCACAAAGGTGCCTATTGGCTGATCGTTAACCGCCTGCTTGCCGAGCTAGAGCTTCAAGAGCTTGCCGACAACTGCGGACAGAAGCCTGAGCGCCTTTGGTACGGCAATACCAAAACCCTGCAGCAAAAGAACCTTGAGTTCGAGCCTGTCCCTGAGTTCCTACTCCAGGACATCGCATACGAGGAAACCAACTTCGTAGCTAGCGACGTCACTGACCAGGACATCAAACGCTGTACCTGGCTACTCGAGAACTTTCTCCGTCCTTCTGAGGATGGTGAATACGAGACGTATTACGTCCCAGTCATGGCGTCTTGTGCAGGGGTTGGTGAACCCTTGTTCGAACCATGGGTTGAGTGGGTTCTCAAGGGGCATCACGGCGAAAAGCCTGAAAACACAGAGCCCTTCAAGTGGAAGGGCCTCGGCAACTACGCCGGTCCCTCGACTCTCTACGGGCTAGCCAAGCGCCAAGACCCGGACTGGGCTCGCAAGCTGCCAAGCAACCTCCGCTTCGGTGCTGTAGGTGCAGCTGCTGGATACACGGAATTTGATCCGATCTGCGACGACGCAGAAACCATCAAAGCTCACATCAAGGAAAACCCCACAGTGACTACCAATACGCCTGATAACAACGTTCAACCCGAGCCATTGCCTGATTCACAGCAGGTCAAAAAGCGTGGGCGTCCGAAGAAGACATCAGACGATCTAGCAAAAGAGCGTGAGGCTGACGTGGACAAGGTCAAAGAGATTCTCATTGACCTCCGTAAGAACGAGCTGACCAGTGCCATCGAGTACACGGATGGACAAGGCAAAACCGTCGCTTTGCAGGGCAATGACCTGGACCTGATGACGGTGAAAATGGCCTGCGAGCACGGGGTATTCATTCCCGAGCAACGGATCAAGGCAGCAATTCAGTACGCAGCATCAAAGAACTCCTACTGCCCTATCCGTCGATACCTCGATCACTGTGCTGCCCATGCCAAGCCCCATGCCGAGTGGGATCAGATCGGCAAGGTGTTCCTGGGCAACAAGCACAAGATCGCTACCACGGCACTGCAGCGAATGATGATCGGCGCTGTTGCACGTGCCTTTAACCCAGGCTGCTCAATGTCCTGGTTACCCATCCTCGTGGGACCTCAGGGTGCAGGTAAATCGATGTTTGCTCGAAGCCTGGTGCCTCCCACTCTGTTCTCAGAGATCACCACTCCCTTGGAGACGCTGATCAAGGAGCAGTACCGACTGCACGTGGCGTGGCTGCTTGAGCTTCCTGAAATCGATAACTACTTCAGCACCCGCAACATTGAGAACTTCAAAAACCTAGTCACCACGCGGACCGATGAAGTGCGGTTCCCGTACGCGAGCCTGCCATCCAAGCTGGCACGACGCTTTGTGCTTATTGGAACCACCAACCGCAACCAATTCTTGGTTGACAGTACGGGCAACAGACGATTTGTCCCTCTTGAGATTGGTGCTGGGTTTCAAATCCCTTGGCGTGAATTAGCAATGCAGCGTGACAGCCTTTGGGCAGCTGCTGTGCATGCATATCGATCAGACGAGGGTTACGAATTCAACAGTGGTGAAATCGCTGCTATTTCTGAGTACATCCAAGAATTTGGTGATCCTGATCCCTGGCTCGACAAGGTCGCAACTTACATCGCACAACGCAATGAAGTCACAGCTGCCGAAATTCTTACGAATGCATTGGAGCTTGATCCACGTAGTCAAGGGCGGCGTGAGGGTCGTCGCGTAGCCGAAGTTCTTCAGTCTGTTGGCTGGCGTCGTCTCGTTACGACAAGGAAAGATAAAACAACTGGACGTTCTAAATCAGTTCGTGTTTGGCAAAGACCAAAAGACGACTTACTTACTGATGACCACATCTTGAACGACTTCTAACTACACTCATTTAAAGAAGGCATATATTTCAAGACAATGAATCCAAAAGATATTAAGATTGGCCTCCGGGTCAAAGTCTCTCCTGGCGATCATATTGGTCTCGTTGTCGGTAAGCCTGAGTACTACACACCTCGAGCAAAGCTTGTTCGAGTGAAGTACGAACAAAGTACTAAGTACGAGTACAAGTTGGATAATCAACTTGAGGCGCTGCCTGTTGATCAGCAGTACCCGGAACACGGAGGGACTTTCACTAAACCCAAGGACGGAGTCTGATGAAAGAATCCCAACCAAGCAAGAAAGTAGGCGGCCACGCTTACGGACGACGCAAGCTCAACCTCTCAAATACCGCAGAAGAGGGGTCACTCTGCATCTATGCAGGGCACTCCATCGGTAGGTTCAGCTCAACCTCCATGCGTTACGACAGTCACCAAGCCTGTGTTCGCTGTGTCGCTGCTGCTCGTGAAGGGCGCATGTCTTTCGACATCAGCAGACTGCTCAAAAAAGAGCAGCGCCGAGCCTTGAAGTTCTGGTCGCAAGTTGATATTGGTCAGCCTGACGAATGCTGGGAATGGATGGGATACCGAGCAAAAGGTAATGGCATGCCTCAGTTTCCATGGAGACGCCCAGGTATTAGCTCGAGTACACAGCACCACCCCCAGCGAGTAGCCATGTGGTTTACCTGGGGTGACCTTGGGTTTACAGGCGTTAAAACTACTTGCGGAAACAAGTACTGCTGCAACCCCTTCCATTTAATTCCGCAGAAAATTGGCGTCTTTGTCAATCAAGACAGCTACCTCGAGAGCTTTGAGCTTTCCTGCGAGCTTCATACGCTGAAGCAGCAGGTAGCTGAGTATGTGCTTGAGGAGGCCATAAAGGAAGAAGAGAAGCGAGCATCAGAGGCTGAGATGCAAGCACGAACTGAACTCCTGTTCGAGCCCACGACTGACTTTGCCGATCGTTGGCAGGCAGTTGTAGGTGACATTCTTCTCAATCGACATCCCAGCCAATTAAATATCAATCAAAAGCCAGATGAAGAAGACGAAAATACCACAGATAATTTTTAATTAACCTATCCTAATTAAAGAGTCATTAAATTATGTCTAGACGCGCAGAGTTACTCCAGAAACTTGTCTCTTCTGAAAAGTTCGGACCAGAAAAAGAGCAGGAACAAAAGTTCCTGTTGGCAACTGCTGAGTTGATCCTTGTTGACTTGATCAACATCGCACTGAATGGTGTGGAGAAACACGGTCCTGGATCTCTCGTGATCAACTTAATCAATGATTCCACAACTTATATGTGGCCAGATAGCATTGAAGTTGATTTGAAGGTAGCTGAGCGGGAGGAAGACGAGGATATTGTCTCTTTCCTGCGTGGGCTACTAGAAGAGATCGACGAAAACGACTGGTCACAAAATGTGCTTATTACATTAATCAGTGATGCTGGAACAAGAACATTTGCAGTCGAAGCAGGTCGGAGCCAAGAAAGCCTTAGAGCGGTCGCAGAAGAATTTATCGGATAAGTTAGCCGCTAAAGGATTAAAGCTCCCTCTTTACCCGACACCACAGCTCATTGACCGGGCTCGTGAAGTAATGGGCAGCATTGATTTTGATCCCACATCAGATCCTGTTCAGCAGGTGCTGGTGGACGCTACCTCTGTTCCCAGCATCGAAGTCAACCCGTTGCAAGAGCAATGGCATGGCAATTGCTGGGTAGCCCCAAAAGGTGCTGTGCGTGACTGCCGCATCTGGTTGAAGAAGACGCTGAGTGAGTACCGCAACGGAAACATCAATAGCTTTGTGTTTTTCAGCAGTGCCTCTGAACTGCTCCGTGCGGCACCAGTCATCTGGGACTACCCCATCTGTATTCCCTTTAAGCGAGTCAAGCAGCTTCGAGCCACGGCAACTGGATTCGAACCAGTATCTCCGTCCACCTGGAACTTGATCGTATATGGCCCACCCCTGAGCCAAGCACTGACAGATATTGACAAGGTCTCGCTGTTCTACAACAGCTTTAGGGACATTGGTCGGGTGATCTACAGCGAATACGCTGGTGATAACTGGCAGAAGGACCTTGACTTCTATGAAGAGAACAAGGGTAATATCTGATGAGTAAGCATATTGCTTCCAATTATTTCTACGAATTGCCGTCGAAAAGCAAGGTTCATCCATACCGGCTGATCCATAAAGACGGCTGTTTTATGTGGAAGCACGCATTGCTGCTAGGTGGTAGTCATCTCTTCGTCCCAGAAACTGAAGCGCACGAACAGCACATCATTAAAACTGCTCTGCGCTTAGAAGAATTAAACAGCTGGGTGTCTAATGGACTACAGCCGTGGGAAGGCTTCGAAATTGCTGCCTGGTATGTGCCAATCGATCCTGAGCTGTCAGAAGGTATATCAGTATTCTTCTCGCATGCAACCCATGACATTGACTATACATATGAGCATCTACTGCCTCATGTTCAAGACCATGAAAGGCTAGAGCTACGCAATAGCCTGTTGTTCTTCAAACGCTGTTGATTAGAGACTTTGAATTAGCTTATCCAAGTACCAGCGTGCTTTCTCGGCATCTTGCTTGTAGTTGTCTTCGTGCTTGAGCCAGAGACGCAGCATGTATTTCAGCACCTGACCATGAAGGAAGCCCTGCATATTTGAAGGGGCTTTATCGATTGCATCTTCAATCACATAAATCGCTTCCACCCTCGACGTGGTGTAGTGCTCAGGGCTGTTGACCATATCCTTTTCCATTGTCTCGCGTATAGCTTTTGACCTACTTAATATAAGAAGTAATCGAAAATTTGTGGATATGCCTAGTCCAAAAGGTGATCCGACCTATATCAAAAATAAAGATCGATATTTTATTGATATTGCTCGTGCAGTTGGCCAAGCGTCTACGCATCCAAAGTCCCCAGGTGGGTGTATTATCGTTCGTGATCGTGAGATTATTGGAGATGGAAGAAGCCTACTGACAGACAGCAAGGTTGAAGTGGATTGCGTGTCATACGCAGTTGCAGCAGCCGCTAAGGCTGGTACTGGGACTATCGGAGCTGTCATCTACAGCACCCGTTATCCATTCTCTACCTCGGTCTTTCAGGCCCATCTGATGGGCATTCGAAAAATCATAATTCTTGCCCATGATTGGGAGCCATATTACAAAGATGAGTTCAGACGTTCAGCACGGCTTGCACGTGAACTGAATATCTCGATCGAACCTATGTTCTTGGATGAGGATCCAAGATTCTCAAAGAATGCAAATGATAGAGACATCGATCCGCTTCTCTTCCCGGAAGCAAACCCGTTTGCGTCAGATGAATATGATCCAGAAAATGCGACAGACAACTTCGACGAAGACACAACTCCTGTTCGACATTGAAGCGACGGGCCTTCTACGTCAGGGCAGTCAGATTCACTGCATCGTCGTACGTGATGACTCAACGCAGGATGTACAGGTCTTCGACCACAAA